TTCAGTTGTACTTGCACCAGTGTAACTTACAACTGTTGTGCCTGCTCCCGCTGTATTTCTACCTGTGTATGCTGCAATATCATCTTTGTGTCTAGCACTAAAGGAACCACTCTTAGATTGTAGAGCACCGACGAAGTAATCGATGATATCAATCGGATTTGTTTTTTCTTTAGAACTTTCAGTGTACTGGTCCTCATCATAGGAAACGAGGTCGTCAAATTCTCTCTTGAATTGTTCAATCAGTTCACTACGAGGTAAGAAAATTTGCCTCTTCAGTTCATTGAGATAGTATTCATGTTCATAGTTTGAGATTGGTTCTCTAGACCCAGCAAATGAGTATGTTCTGTTGTTTGCAGTGACTACCCAGTCATCATTTACCCAAACACCAGCAGGAACAATCACGTTACCACTAACGTCATCTACAATTTCAATACTTTCGTAATGGTGTACACCATCAGTAGCACCACTCAGAGCATATTTTTCTTCTACCATTCTTTGCAGTTGTGCCCTGCTTAGAGGCCAGTCTCTCCAGACATCATAGATTTCATTTGTTAGGAGGATTACCCAATCAAGGTCCTCGTCACCGTATGCACGGTAAGCAATCTGCCAAGGGAGTTCTCCATCTTCAATTTCATATGCCTCAAAGACCTGAGTGTATCTCAACAGGTCTTCTCTTGCACGAACACGTCTGAAGAGGTTCTTGACAGAAATCTGTTGAAGTCTTCTGTCAAGACGATTTACTCTGTGAGCAATCTGTACGTTTGGTAGGTAAGAGAAGTACTGCATTAGTAACCTGCTACTGCTTTCTGTGCTGTCATGATAGAGGATTCTGTAAATGATACAGACATGTTGACGGCAGGTACGAATACTTTATCTGCTCGTCTGCCCTCTGGAGTTTCACCTTCCATACCCTGTCCAGTAGGACTGATAGCAACGTATTGACCATCGGGGGTATAGTTCACGCTCAAGTTTGTTAATACACAAAGGTCCATTTTGAAGTGAGGTAGTTCTATAAGTTTACCTCCATTCTCTGCCATTCTATGGAATGAGATAAGAAATCTATTTGGCACAGTCAAGAACCTGTCTGCCGATACATTATTTGAGAAGTTAGCTGCGGCAGCGCCTATGCTGCTCCCAGAATCATCAGCTCCAGAAAAACTGGGGAGTGAGTTGACCTTCATCAGGGTGATGATGCTTTGAATTACCTTTGCTTCTTGGGAATTGCGAGCAACCATCTTAAAGTCAAAGGAGAATGTTCTAAATCCAATTCCAGAAAAGACTTGTTCTTGGAATGGGTTAAAAATTTTACCTGCGGCGATAGACATTAGTGTATTGCCGTCAATATTAGCACCACCAAGACCAAGAGCAGAGTTGATATTAGTTCCAAGACTTGCAATGGTGTTATAAATCATTTCACCACCAGCATTGCCTGCAAATGATTGAAGTTCATCTGCAATGCTAGATGCAGACCCATCTCCACCCAAGGCACCAGCAATAGCACCACCCATCAACCCAATATTTTGCTGATTATATTGAGGTGAGTAAGTTACGCTTAAGTTATTGGGCATGTAGAGAAAAATCGCTGGTCCCGATTTTTGTCTGTTGCCGTAGTCCTTGTTATCTCTGAGAGCGCGGTTAAATCTGCCTGCGTTTTGTACGTTATAGTTCGTTGAGTAGGCTTGAAATTTTATATAATCTATATGACCTGTGGGGAACATATTTCCTGGGTCTTCACTAGCGCCGCCAGGTACAGGGACCGAATACGGATATCTTAGGATTGATTCGGACATGTATTGGTCACCTAAATAGAGTATGTGCCAGTATTTTTATTTATGAGGTATCAGGGACGCTATACCCCGTCGTTTCCACATAAGTACAAAGGTGACTGGAGGAATGTAATTTATCGCTCCTCTTGGGAGTACAAGTTTATGAAATGGTGTGATGTCACACCATCTGTGCAAGAATGGGGCAGTGAAGAGATTATCATTCCCTACATATCCCCTGTCGATGGTAAAAGGCACCGTTACTTCCCAGATTTTTACATTAAAGTAGAAGGTAGGAAGTATATGATTGAGGTCAAACCGTTTAAGCAAACGATGGAACCTCAAACACAAAAAAGATTGACTAAAAGATATATAAATGAAGTAGTGACGTGGAGTGTTAACCAAGCAAAGTGGAAAGCAGCACGAGAGTTCTGTAAAGATAATGGTTGGGAATTCAAACTTATAACTGAAAAGGAACTTAAGGTCTGATGGCAACTAACTCAGAATACGATAAGCAGAATAGTGTACAAAACTTTATCTCTACGATAAAGAAGAATTCAATGCACCCTACGGGGAGCAATCTGTATGCTGTCGAATTTGGTCAAGTGCCTATCCTTGCCAACTCTCCACATAAATGGTTGAATCCAAATAGTGCAGGGAGTGAAATGAAAGAACTCCTTTCCTATTTCGCTACAGAGATTTCAACCCCGAGTAGAAATATCAACACCTCGAACCAGAACGCTGTTGGTACGATGTATCGCTACGGTACTAGCACATCGTTCAGTTCATTTAACATTCAGTTTATTCTTCCCAAGAGTATGCTGACACTCACCTTATTTGAACGGTGGATGCAGTATATCTCCAATGATGCTAACCAGTACGCTGGTTTCTATGATGAGTATTGCTGCCCTGCAATGCGGATTTATAAAATGGAAAGAGGTGGCGGTGGGTATCAAATGCGACCGTCAAGCGAGAAGAACTTGCGCTATAGTATACCTCTAAGTAATGGTAGATGGTTCTCCCAGAGAGCTGGTGTACCACAGTACAACTCTGTCAGTGGATACTGGTATCTTAAGAACGTATTCCCGTTCAATGTCAGTACTTTTACACTTAGTAACGGACCCACACAATTGGTCCAAATTAATGTACAATTCTATTATGAGAGATATCGTTGGATTAGCATTATCGATGGTGGTACTGCCGCTAACGCTTCTAAAAAAACTACACAAGGTTCTCTCAATGAGATGAAGTTTGATGCTAATTTCTACACAGAGAATAGTCCAGACTTTGTGACTGCATTTAACATTGATGCATCTGTATTCTCACAACCCATTTCCAGTTTCTCTGGTGTAGACTGGTCAAACGCAACCGAGTTCTCTCTTGGTGCAGACATCCCATCCTTTGGTGCCAATGTTTTTGGCAACTAAATAATTTTGCTTCACCCCCTTTCATCATGCATTACAAACCATACTCACCTGAGTGGCATAGGTATCGCTACCTTAAAGAAGCTATCGATAAGTACCTTGACGACGGGGTGGACCCTAGTTATATTGTTGACGACATCCGAGATGTCTTACATATTCGGTCGGAGACTGCATATGATGAGTTTCAACGAATCAATCAACTAGAACACTATCTCACGGAATAGTCTTATGCTGTCAACTCAATACAGACTCCGACTGGAGTTCATCTGTAAGAAGATTGCCAACAATGAAGAAGTCAAATTAGAGGACATGATTTGGGCAGAAAAAATTGCCAAGTCATATACAACTGCTAGAGATTGGTTGAACAAAGCACGTCGCCAATCCACTGGAATTGAAGAAGGCAGTATGGATGATTTTATGAATAGGATGGGACTAGGTGACCCCGACCCATCCAATCACAGAACGGGGTTCGGTTCTGCAGATGAAATTGTAGACTGGTTCAAACAAGACAAACCTGATGATTGGAGGCAACGTGATTGACAACGAAACCCAAGATGATAAGTTCAATAGAGGACTAGACTTGTTCATTGAGTCTGTTTTGAAACCTGACAATAAACTTCGTCAGTGTGCCCATAATCAAAAATGCTATAATGAGTTGATGTATATTCGTTCATATGTGCTAGACTATCTAAGAACACTTCGTAGACATACCTAAGACAAATGACAACAGCAGTAATCTATAGTAACGGCAGTCAAGAATGTGAACGCATTGCTTCTCTCCTGAGGTCTCTTGGTGGCGAGTTTCTAGAGTATAAACTTAATTGTCATTTTTCTCAGAGGGGTTTTGAGTCTGAGTTTGGGAAAGACGCAGAGTACCCCCAAATTAATATTGGATTCAAGCACATTGGTGGTATGAAAGAAACCTTACAGTATCTAAAGAATGAGGGAGCATTTGAGTGAGTTGGATTGGTTATCGTGATTTTCTAGTAGACACTCTAAAACTTACAGCAAAAGAACGCACACATAAAGTAGGTAAAGAGGGTGCTCTACTGGAATCGACTTTATATACAGGACCGCACATCTTAAAGTCTAGAGAGACTATCATTAGGCAAGGTCCTACAGACATCTATAACAATATAGTATATCCAAAGACAGGTGAAGATATGCCCTGTCTTGGTATGGACTTGATGTGTTTCTTTGAGAAGAAGGTCATTATTGTTTTTGACTTTCAGCACCCCACCCCACATAAAGATTTCAATCATCCATTCATTCTATATTTGCTGAGTGACATGGTTGATAACACCAACAAAGATATTAGATTCTTCGAGCCAGGAAATCATTTCTCTCGATACATTTATGTGCGGCAGTGTACTGTAGATGATATTCCATCACACTTGAATTCTTTCAAGAGATACGTCCGAGCATATGAAGAGTATCTAAACTTTGCCAAACCTATAGGTAAGGATGAGTCTATATACAAAGAGTTTGACAAGTACATGCTAGAACTAGACCCTGTTGCTGGATTTATGAGCAATAAGTTTGGAAAAGAATTTGCTGATACATATGTCAGAGATTTCCTGTTCTCGTATGCCGACTAAATACTTCTAATGAATTGATTTTACTATGGCACTACCAAAGATTGCTACTCCAAAGCATCGCCTGAAATTGCATTCTGGTAAAGAAATCAGTTTCCGTCCTTTCCTTGTGAAAGAAGAGAAACTTCTCTTACTTGCTATGGAATCAGAAGATGAAACTAACATCGTTGATACCATCACCCAGGTGGTGTCTAGTTGTACAGGTATGACTGAGGCAGAGGTAACAAAACTCTCTACCTTCGACATCGAACTTTTGTTCCTGAACATCCGCGCCAAGTCTGTGGGTGAATCTGTTGATGTTAAAGTTACCTGTTCTGATGATGGTACGACTGAAGTCCCCTTGTCTATTCCACTGGACAAGATTAAGTTGACAACCAGTCCTAATCATGACATGAATATTATGTTGACCGACACAGTTGGTTGTTTGATGAAGTATCCTGCAATGGATACTTTTGTGAAGGTTAACTTCAGTGGCGAGAGCCCTTCGGTTGACCAGATTTTTGAACTTGCAGGTAGTTGCATCGATAAAATCTATGAGGGTGAACAGATTCATGACGCAAGTGATTCTACTAGCGATGAACTCCAAGAATTCCTGGGGCAACTGAACAGTGAACAGTTTGGTAAGTTCCAAACATTCTTTGAAACTATGCCTAAGTTGTCTTACAGAACTAAGGTAACCAATCCTAATACAGGAAAGAAAGTTGATGTTGTACTTGAGGGTCTAGCATCTTTTTTCGGATAGCGATGATGTACAATAACCTGAACAATTACATTCAGGTCAATTTTGCACTGATGCATCATCATAAGTGGAGTTTAACTGAGATTGAAAGTCTTATGCCTTGGGAACGAGACGTTTATGTCTCCCTGCTGTCAGCACACCTCAAGGAAGAAGAAAGGAAATACAGAGAACAAAACGCACTTAAATGACCGTATTAAAATCACATAAGTTTATTAACCCCAATGTTACGGGAAGGAAGACCACCGTAACAATGATGGGGTCTAAACTTTTGTTGGCACAAAATAGAATTGGTGCCACAGTTTTTAGTATCGGTGAACAACTCAAAGATGCTAAGGAAACTCAGATAGCAAGAAAGAAATGGTTGCTTGCTCAGGATAGAAAGGCAGACCAAGATTATAGATTCCGCCGCGACCAGCAGGCAGAGAATCAGATGGAGGGCGTTAAAGAAGCTGATAGTGCTTCCAAGCAGGATAAGGAGAAGGCAATAAAAGGCGATGGGAAGACTGAGAAGAAAGCTAAGGGTTGGTTAGAAAAACTATTGGGTCCTTTCCTGGGAATCTTAGAAAGTATTATTAAACTTGGTGTTGTACTACCTGCACTTAAATGGATATCTGAACCAGGAAATAAAGAAACAGTAGAACGATTTGTTGAAGCAGCAAAGGTAGTCTTTGGTAAGATATACGAATTTGCAAGTGGAAGCGTAGGTCTTCTCTTGGATGGCATCTCTGCCATGTTTGATAAGGACAAGAGTGCATGGGATAGATTCAAAGGATTCTTGAAGGTACTTGCAGGTGTTGCAGGACTTATTGCATTGAAAGCATTGTTCAATCCTATAGGATTGATGACCACATTGTTTGATGCTATCGGTGGTCTATTTGATATGCTGACCGACAGGTTAAATACGGAGAAACCAAAGAAACCACAAGATGATGTAGAAAGGAATCGTCAGCAGAATGCCAAAGCACGGGAGCAGATGAATGCTACCCAGAAACTTCGGGATGATATGAAGGCGAGGTATAAATTTAAGAACGATGAACAGTTAGACGAGTTTATTAAAAGAGCACGAGAACTCAAGCGTCAAACTGGACAAGCACCAACAAAGAAGCAGTTACAGTCACTGAGTAAGTCTGTACTGGATGACCTTCCTGCAACTGCCTTGGGTAAGTTGAAGAAGGAGGCACTGAAAAAGTTGGGTCAACTCGATGACCTCCGTAAGAAAGCAGTTGCCGAAGCAGTTAGACTGGGTAAACAAGCAGTTGACTTTGGACTGGAACAAGGTGCTCGTGCCAAGAGAGCAGTAACCAACTGGGCAGCAGACCAGTGGAAGAATATGATGAAGGGTGCCAGCACTGTTGCAGAGAAGTGGAAGGTAACTCAAGCAGCAATGGGAGACCTTGCTGGTAAAGCATGGAACGCAACAAAAGATGAGTTTCTTAAGAGAGCAGAGCAACTTGGTGGACCTCTTCAAAAAGTAATCAAGGCACTGAAGGGTCCTGTTGGCGAGAGAATCATGAAGTACATCCCCTATCTTGGGGACATACTGATGTTCGGTATGGATGTCATCAATGGCATTGATTGGAGACGTGCTCTCATTCGTAGTATTGCTGGTGCTGCTATTGATGCTGGTGCCACGGCACTTATTGGTGCATTGGTTGCTGCTACGCCATTGACTGGTGGTGCATCAACAGCACTTGCAATTGCATTGACTGCTGCATACATGGGAGCAGATGCTGTTGGGGACTTCCGTACTATGTTCGGTGACCCGATTGCAGATAAGTTAGGGTTCCCTATGTTCTCTGGAGAGAAGGGAAAAACATCACAGACTGAACCCAACATTACACCTGCTTCGGAAGCGGCAATTGCAGAAGAGCAAGCGAAGATTATTTCGGGCATTAACCCCGATGCAATAGCAAAAGTCCAGGCTTTGTCCGAGCAGGCAAAACTACAAGGACTAGAGGCAGGCGGTGTGCTGTCTGGCAACGCTGCTAAGTGGGCAGAGTTTTATGACTATGGTAAGACCGCAGGTGCAAAGTTCCCTGAGGTTGTCTCTGCACAGTTTGCATTGGAGTCTGGGTGGGGTAAGCACCTGGCTGCAAAGAACAATTTCTTTGGTCTGAAGGGTACTGCTGGTATGGATGTGACAGTATCAAATACCAGAGAAGTCTATGGTGGTCAGGAAACTTACGTCGATGCTGCCTTTGTAA